GTTGTGGCCCGGTTGCCTACCGGGCTTTTCCTTTTCGTCCCTGCCATTTTGTCTCTCTCTCCTTTGTGTGTAGTCCCCAAATATAAAGCCCTGCTCCGATCTGGTCGGGCAGGGCAGGTCGCTCAAATATTTTTTGCCGCTTGCAGGAGATTGCCGTCCTGCGGTGAATAGGCTATAATATCAAGCAAATCTGCTCTCGTCCTCCGTCCAGGATCGGGAGCCATCGCCAGCGCCGGGTGTTAGAGCACCGGGCGTTTTTGGCTGTTTATAGGGTTCTCGTGAACATTCGCCGCTGTCGCTTCCTGATCCTTCTTGCCGAGGAAAATTATTTGTCTCCCCAGTAGTCGTCCGGGACCATGGCGTGCAGCGCCTGGGTGATCACCTGGCTGGGCGTCGTGTGCTGGTCCCTGGCGTACTCATCCAGCGCCTGCAGCACCTCTGGCTTGAAGCTATGCGCCCGTGAAATCGCCCGCTGGGCTTCCGGTACCCGGCGTCTCCCTGCGCCACGCTTCGGCTCTATTTGGGCGACCAACCTAACCGGCATCTCTGTCTTCTCCGCCTCTTTCACCTCCGGCAAGTCGGCCCCTGGCATGACGTTCCGCATGGCGCTGAACATGCCCGTGTTCTTCTGTTTATCCTTCTTGGCTGGCAAGTCTTACCACCTCCTCAGATAATTGATCGAAGTCCTCAATCCCGATCTTGTCGCCTAGCTCGTAGATGGTCTGCCCGTAACCCGGGCAGTCGGAGAGGCGGCTGTTGGTCCGGATCGGGCTGGTCAATTTGTCTTCAAACACCTGCTTGAGGCCGTCCATGGTCTCGTCGGTGGATCTCTTCCTCCGCCGGTCCAGGAAGGTAGGGATCACCGCCCCCAGCGTGGCCCCTTGGAGCTTGTACCCCTGTCTGATCCGGTCGAGCATGTTGCTGGTGGCCACCGCCCCCACCCCCGCCAGGAACTCCCCGGCGCTCACCGGGATCAGCACCAGGTCGGCAGCGCAGATGGCCATGGTGGTCAGCAGGCTCCGGCTCGGGCTGGTGTCGATGATGCAGGCATCGAACTTGTCCTGCACCTGGGCGAGGGCGTCCCTCAACTTACACGCCGTCTCGATGGTCTTGGGCAGGTCGCCCGCTGCCCCCTGCAGGTACTCCCCGCCGCTCTCCAATAACCAGATACTCTCCCTGGCCTGGACGATGGCCTTGCCGATCGGCAGGCCGTCCGCCAGGACGTCCATCAGGCTCCACTCTGCTGGCTGCTGCAACCCGAAGCAGATCCGGCAGTTGTCCTGCGGGTCGGTGTCGATGACCAGCACCCGCAGTTCCCTGGCCATACTGGCGGCCAGGTTGACGGTGATGGTGGTTTTGCCTACACCGCCCTTCTCGGCAGCGATGACGATGGTCTTCATGCGCTCGGTGCCCCCTTTGCAAACGTGCTTTATATCTGATTTAATTATAAATTAAATACGCAGGAAATGCAAAATAAATATAAATAAACCGCGCTGTCTTGTTATTGTTTTTATATTCCCTGCGCGCTCTATTCGTATTTATTTCATATTGTCTTTATAATCCTTTGATATTGTTTTTCTATTGTCTGCGCGCTGAAAATAGAAAAAAAATAAAGCCCCAGGGTTTCCCCCGGGGCGATGGTGCAGTGTGCTTAGTTGGTCTTCTTCTTCGCTGCGATGCCGACGCCAAACAGCGCCATGACCTTCTGGGCGATCTCCTGAACTATCTTGGCGGTGTAGGCTGCCAGTGCCGCCACGGCCAGGCCGGTGGCGTATCCCGGGATGATCCCGAGGTTGGCTGCGAACAGGGCGAAGTTGATCTGGGCAATGGCTACCAGCGCTGTCAGTGCCAGAAAGTACGGGATCTCGGTGGTCAAAAACTGCGGGAGTTTCTGCAGGCTAAACGTCACCGGCGGCATCAGCGCCAGGGCTATCCCGAGCACGACGTTGAGGGTGATCAGCGCCAGCACGCCCAGTAGGGCGTAAATCAAGGCCAGGTTCAAAATGAACAACATGATATAGCCTCCTTGTGTTGTGTGTTGTTAGGCTGCAGTCAGGGCTTGCTGGTCTGCCTGTAGCGCCGCCAGGTCAAACCCCTCCATAGACTTGCCGTTGACCAGCATCTCCGGGCTGAGGATCGCCCATACCTCGTCGCAGTATCTCTTGTAAAACTGCGGCGTCATCTGCTGCAATCGCCCCCAGGTCACAACGACCAGGTTGCTCCGGTTGGCGACGATCGGGACGTAATGGCCGCCCTGGATGGTCTGCTTGCCGTGCGCCACGCTCCACGGCTGGCCGCCGTTGAACTGGTCAATGGCGCTGCCGGGCACTTCGATTCCGATCCCCACGGCTCCGAACAGGTAGAGCGCCTCCAGTAGGTCGTTGATATTTCCCGGCTCCAAGGCGAGATATGCTCCGATCTTGTGCCGGGTGTCCTTGATGTCGATCAGGCCGGTGCCCTGGCGGTATCCCAGCGCGGCCCGGACGTCGGTTCCCTGGTCGCTGCCCGGCTTGTCCGGGCTGTAGCCGGTGACGGCGCTGTAGTCGCTGATGGCCGTCTGGTCGCTGAACTGCGCCGGGTTTCCGGCCTCGGCCGTCCATAACAGCGTCTCGTGGTCCGCTCCGGCAAATACGCAGTCCCCCACAGTGTCGTTGCCGTCCATACCCCAGGCGTCGGCTCCAATCAACGCTTCATGGCCGAACTGTGCCGGGTGCGGTGGTAGGGGTTCGCCAGTGCGGTAATGCAAGAATTTCAAGTCCCGCCGATCGTAGGTTGCCGCCTTCTTGCCGAGTTTCAAATCCATGTTATCCTCCTTACCGCACGGTTACGGTCTCCGTCGCTGCGTCCCAGGTATATGGAACCCCCATGGCCTGCAGGATAAGCGCTACCTGTACGGTCAGGTGTCCCTGGCCGTCGCTCCCTGTCACCATCTGCCCGGGGATAAACTTGCCGTGGAAATCGATCCTGGGTGTGACCTGCGGCTGCGGTTGTGCGCCGAAATAGGCGGCTATACCACTCGCTATGGCCGTGGCGATCTTTGCCTGGGTTGCCGGGTTCCTGAGCAGCATCTCCTCTGTCGGGTTGCTGATGAATGCCGTCTCCACCAGGGCAGCCGGGATATTGGTGGTGCCTCTCAATACTTCATAATTGGCTGCCTTCACGCCGCGATTGGTGGTTCCTGCCGCCATGACTACCGGAGCAAGCACGTCTCCTGCCAAAACCTGGCCTTTGCCGCCGAATGCCAAACAGTAGGATTCGCTGCCGTGAGCAGTCCGGTCGGTTGCCGAATTGCAGTGAATACTCAGAAATGCATCTGCCTTGCCGTTGATGGCGATGCTGCAGCGTGCCTGCAAGTCCTGATTCACATCCGACGGCCAGGGTACCTGATCGCTCGTTCTGGTGTAGATAACTTGAAATCCCTTGGCGACCATTAATTGCCCTACCTGCAAGGCAATCGCCAAGGTGACGTTCTTTTCCTGCAGGCCGGTGGGGCCGATAGCCCCGGGGTCATAGCCCCCATGGCCGGGGTCTAGACATATCTTCATTGTGTCTCCTCCTGCGCCAGCGGTTCCGGCGCGATAGTTGGATCTGTGGGCGGAGTCGTGCCGCCCCCGCCGAAAAAGTTTCCGACGGTCGAAAATACGTTGGATACGACCTGCGGGATGCTGCTGGTGATCCCGAAACACTCCTTGACCAGCGGTGATCCCCCTGATAATAGCAATGCTGTCCAGCCCCACTTTTCCACGCCGATGGGGAAGCTCGCTCCCAGGTATGAGAAAAAATCAAACTTGGCTTGCCAAGCAAAAACGTACCCGGCGGCGAACACCAGCGGGTAAACCAGCAGCCCGAACGTATTGGGCAGCCAGGGTGTGCGCTTCATACCTTCCTGGAGCACCCTCACCAGCCAGTCCACCATCACGCTGGCAAAGCACAACAGTAAAAACGGGACGATCAGGGTGCCGATCCCTCCGTACATAGCTCACCTTCTCTCTCCAGCGCCTGCCAGTTACCCAAGCAAATAATGACCTATTAAAAATATAGTAGCCACGATAGCCGAGATGGCCGCTATCGTGCCGTACAGTTGCCCTGTGGTAGTTTTGGTTCCTTTGCTAATGCCCTGCTGGGACGAGATATATTCGATAATGGGCTTCAGTTCTTTTCTCATCATGTCTACCACCACCGCAACGTCGGCGTGGGTAGCGTACTCGCCCTTGTCGGTGATCGTCTGTTCTCTCATGCTGTCGTTTCTTTCTTCTTTGTACTTCTGGCTTTCTCGGGCCAGTTCAAGGGCGGCCAAATCGGCGGTTTCTTTGATTTTTAACGCTTTTTCCTTCTCGATGTTGACTTCAGTGTACCGTCTGTCATTCGAGGCCTGAAGTTCTTTATCGGCAGCTCTTAAGGCCTCGGTGTAGATAGCGTAAGTCGCTATTGTCCAGCCGCCATTTACTCCGTTTTCTGTTATTCCATCCAAATCCGCCACCTCCCACAAAAATAACGCCTCGCTGGGCGGGATCATTCCTGCTCATCTTTGGGCAGTCGCCTGAATGCCAGCGTCCCCATCAACTTGCGCCGCAGGTTATAACTGTTGCAATGCTTGAGCAGTCCCAGGTAACTCTGGACGCTGGCGTTCACGTCCTCAAATCCAACTTCGCCCCAGGTGTAGGCTCGCTGCAGGTACTTGAGTCTCCGCCGCATCTTCCTTGCCGTGGACTTTCGCAGCTTTTTGTGCGTGCTCCATATCCGGTACCCGACCCAGTCGATCCCCTGGTCTATCGTCCTGATGCAGGACTTGCCATTCAGCGTCAGGCGCAGGCGCTCTGCCAGGAATGTCTGAATCTCCTGCTTGATCTCACGCAGGTAAGCCTTGTCCCGGTGTAGGATCAGGGAGTCATCCATGTAACGCATGTAACGCTTGACATGCAGATCGTGCTTCACGAACTGATCCAGCTCGTTCAGGTATAGGTTGGCGAACATCTGGGACGTCAGGTTGCCAATCGGCATGCCCACTCCCGGAACCCGCACTCCGGTGAACCCGCTGTCGTCCAGGTCCACTCCGAACTTGATATGCTCGCACCTGATGATGGTCTCCAGGAGCCAGAGCAGATCCTTGTCGGCGATCAGGCGCCGCAGGATGCCCACCAGCACGTCGTGATCGACCCGGTAGAAATACTTGGACACGTCCATCTTCAGCGCGTAAATCCGACCCTGTTTGCTATCCAGGTCTCGCAGCCAATATTGCAACCGGTCAGCCGCTTTGTGCGCTCCGTACCCAACCCGGCAGGCGTAGGTGTCTGAGATATAGCGCCGATCCAGGGGCGGATTCAGCACCCGGTAGATCGCCCACTGGACAACCCTGTCCTTAAACGGCAGCGCCATGATCAGGCGCTTCTTTGGTTCATAAACGAAAAACTCCCGGTAGCTGCCGACCCGGTAGGTCTTCTCTCTCAACTCTTCCTGGATGGCGACCAGGCTGGCCTCAAGGTTGTGGGTGAACGCCAGCACCTCATTCCGGTATCGCTTGCCCTTCCTGGCCTCTCCGTAGGCTGCAAGCAGGTTGTCGAAGTCGCATATGGCAGGATAAAGATTCTTGAGCCTCTTCAATATGTCGCCTCTTAGAAAATAATGCCGGGCGTGGCACCCTTCACCCTCGGCTACTAGCTGCCTTCCCGGCGATTCAGTTTTTTGCCCGCAGGCAGGGAGAATGGCCCCTTTTTCCTGAGCGCTGGACGCCACCCCGTGGGGCAGCGCCTTCTGGCTGTAGGAGGAAGCCGCCCGGAACCCGATGTTGCTATTCGTATTCGTCCGAACATTATTCAGGTTCAGATTGAACACCCCGGCATTCGTGCCGTTGTTCCAATTGCCACCCCGGATCGGGAGCCGCGCTGGCCACTCCCCTAAACTTTCAGCGGGTGGTAGTTTTGAACCACCCGCCGATCATCTTGCCGATCTCCGTCAGATGCTTGGCCCAGTTCTCGTATTTGTTGACCGGCAGAAATCCCAGGTCTTTAGCCAGGCGGACATAATATCTCAGGGTCTCCAGGCTGATGTCGGCGTCCTGGATGGTGTTCTTTTTGTGGTACCGTTTGTTCGCCCGGACGATCTCTCTGAGCAGGTCAAACATCACCTGCTTGGTCTCTGCCGCCAGCGTGTGCTTCTCGCTCTTGGGATACTGCTTGATGCAGATGTAGCCGTACTGGATCATGTCGTAGGTCTTCTGGAGCAGCTTTAATTCTTCCATTTGCCTCCAGGCGGGCTATCGCCCGCCCGACAGATTACAGGGATCAGATCCCAGATTAGCAAAAAGCCGCCCGGAACCCGAGGCTGCTAATCGTATTCGTCCGAACATCAGTCAGGTGCAGATCGAACACCCCGGCAGCCGCGCCGTTGCCCCAATTGCCACTCCGGACCGGGAGCACCTCACCCACGTTGAGCATCCAGAATCCGTCCGCGCCGTGACTCGTGTCTATCGGTGCCAAGGCGAGTAGTTTCAGCAGGTTGGGCACCGTCACGCCGCCAGCCACAGCAAGGGTCTCAAATGTGTTGCCGGACACGAAGTTGCTGGCATTAGCCTGGGTAGACGTGTTAATTCGTGCCGCCCCGCTAGATGCTGGCGCAGCTACAAAATCGTATTTCAGCGTCAGCGCGGTGCCCGGAGCAACCAGGGTGCCCGCCTGAAGGATCGCCTGCCAGGCCGCGCTGCCGGAACTCTGATCCTTAGACCCGTCGGCAGCGTTGTTGTCCTGCAACACCTGGATTTCTCCGGCATTGATCCGCATACCGCCAACCCATTCCCAGACGTCGCCGTTCAGGTCGTAGATCCCGAATGGGGTTCCGTCGTGCGACCAGGCCAGAGGACCGGAACCGGTCAGAGTCCTGCCGACGTTCCCAGATTCAAACTCACTGGGAGTAGCTGCTTCTGACGCGATGTTAATGTCGCTGCCGTAGTTGTTGTTGCCCCGCGGCCAGAAGGGGCCACGTGTCTTGCAGATGAGGGCAATACAAGCCCACTCCGCGTTTGTCATCAGGTGCCAGCCGGTCCCCTTCTGTGTGCAGGCCAGCCGCGCATTGTCATAGTTAATGCCGTTGCCCGGGTCCTGCATCCGCAGGCTGAAAGCTCTCAGCGTCGTGGTTGCGCCGGTGTAGGCGCACAGGTACTTGGCAACGTAGATCACCGGCTTCGTAGCACCGTTGACCGTGAAAGCCGGATGGGGTGCCGTCGCCCCCCCGGAGAGCAACTGCGATTGCATCAGTAAGGGTACGACAACCATAATAGACGGGTTGCCCTGGTCATCGTACATGACCGTGTTTCTGCCGAAACTGGCCTGCTGGATGGCCTGTCTCCACTGCTCCTGCTCAGCGGCGACCGTGATCACGCCGTTCCGCAAGAACCGCTCTGTGAGTTGGTTCTCGACGCTGAAAATTGCTTCTGCCAATTGAGCTTGGCTGTATGGTCCTGGGATGATTTTCATGTCACATACCTCCCATTGGCGGCATTGGCGGCATCACCGGCAGCGGCCATAGATAAGCGTAGTTCCGCCGCAGGTCGCCCTCAAACGTCGGCAGGTAATTCAGCGCATCTGCGTCTGTCCCTTTGACGTCGATCTGCCCCTGCAGGTCTATGTCCTCGTCGGCGAAGCTGACGCTGAGCGTCACTGTCCCCTGGTTGTCAGTCAATTCGTAGGTCACTCTTCCATCACCGCCATATTAAGACTTGCGCCCTCGCTCACGGCGTAAATTGGGATGTAATTAGCCGGGTTAAAATCCTGCGACCATGCCGCCCCCGGTTCGACCGGGAAGCCGGTCTGTTGGTTCACGGTTGACGACCCTACCCGCATCCGCAGGGCCTGGTCCTCGTTCTTGATCGTCAACTGGCAGCGTGTTGTCAGCGCCGATGCTCCGGCGAACACCTCAGCCGGTGTTGCGGTCACGGTCTTGACGCCGGTGACCGGAGCTTGGGTGATCGGGTTGACCAGACTGATCAAATACGCCAACCTGGCTAGGGTTGACCCGGATGAGTTGGCTGCATCTCCCGTGCTCCCGAGGCCAGGGATGGCAGTCGTGCCATTCAGGTAGCCCAGAATGGTGCTCGATACGTAGTTTTTTATATCCTTTAGCTTCGCGTTGGCTGAGCCTGTGGCGCTGGCCGCGTCGGCCTGTGCTCCAATGCCGGGCTGAATCGTACCCGTCTCATAAGCGTAAATGGTGTTGGTCAGGTAGTTGATCAAATACGCCAACCTGGCTAGGGTTGACCCGGATGAGTTGGCTGCATCGGCTTCTTGCCCCAGGTCCTGGACCAGGTTGGCCAGCCTCGCCAAGGCGTCCCCGCTTGCGCTCTGCCCGTCGCTGACGAGGCCCAGTGCTGCGGCCAGGGCTGTCAACTGGGACGTGGTACTCCCGTATATCGTGTGCAGCGTAGTGTCCAGGGTGTCCATGTTCCCATTGAGAACGCCGATGTCGGCAGTGTCGGTCAGGTCCGGCTTAACCAGGCCGTAGTTCGAAGTTGGTGTTGACATGGTTGCGCCTCCTTAAATTGCCCTAGTCTTCAGGGCACCCCAGGTGCTGGTCTTTACCCCAGCCCAGGTTAAAGCCTCGACGTTGCCCCAGGTGGTATAAGTAAATGCGTAATTCACCGCCAAATGCGCTGGCTTGATCTGCTCGATCACTGCCTGTAGGTCGGCCAGGTTCGGCGGTATTCCCAGCGGGTCGACGAACGTCACTATGAAGGAATATGTCTCCGGGTGGTTGGCGACGCTCGCTGAGCCGTCCACGTAAGCCTCGGCCACATTTTGGATCATGGTGATGGTCACGGTGCCGATGCCCCGGAGCTTCGATTTGATAACTGATCGGCGCTGGTCGTCCGGCTTCCCGGCCATGGTCGTGATTCCCAGCGTGCTTTCCCAGATGCTCAATCCCCAGGTGGCCGTGTCCACAAAAAACTGGTTCAGGACGTCGTTCAGAGCGGCCTTGAGGCTGTCGAACTCCATCCCGTCCGCCTGCATGGCCGCCTGCATCACGATCGACGTGGCGTAGTACGGCGGAATGTAGCCCATCATCTCCTGCCCTTTGGGGCTGGTCACGCTCATGAGAATGTCACCGTCCCCGGCACGGCCGCTTGCCCAAGGGCGATGGCAATGTTGGCCGTCCCCCCGTTGGCCAGCAGGTTGGCGTAGTCCGTCACCCCGGCCTGGTTGAGTAGCTGGGAGCCGATCTGCGCCCATTTAATGGAGACGTTCTGGGTCGGCGGATTGTTTGTCGGGTCGGTCACAAATGCCTGCCCGGCCAGGTAACTGGTCAGGGCGGCCACGAAGGCCGTTTTGATGTCTGCCTCGGCCACCGTGCCGTCCATGGTCAGACTGGCCGTCACGTTGATGGGTACCGCTGTGGCAGCCGTCACTGTCACTGCCGCCCCGATCGGGGCCTCGCCGTCTCCGGTGGGCAGGCCCCCCGGGCAGATTGCCTCCTGGGCTGCAGCCACGATGACGACGCTGGCCGGTAGGTTGTCCGCCCCGAGCAGCACCACCTTGACCGTGCCGTTCCCGTTCCAGAGCGGGATCACCTGGGCGTCTCCCACGCCAGGGATTGCCATGGCCCATTGTTTGTAGTCCGCCCTGTTCCCGCTCGTGCCCGGATTCTGGACCTTGGCCAGGTATCTTGCCAGTAGGGCGGTGTCGCTCTCCTCGTCCGTGCCATCTCCGTTCATGGCGGTGTTGGATATCGAGGCGACGCCCGGTATCGGGACCGACAGTACGGTGATCGTCCCGAGCGCCACGTTCCCGGCTGCCCCGGCCACCACGGCGGTGATCGGCACGGTTATGCTGCCGCCTGCCGGGATGGTCACAGTAGCGTCGGTGGTGAACTCGACCGAGGCCGTGCTGGTGGCGTTGTCCGCCGGTGTGCAGACCACCGTCTCGGTGGCGATGGGCGTTCCTGCGGTGCCCGTGATGGTCAGTGTTTCGGTGGCGCAGACAGCCGCTTTCCTCGGGGTCAGGCCGACCTCACCACATCGCAGATCCAGGTAGGCTCCGTAGGTGGTCTCGGCGAATCCGTACTTGAGCACCTGCTGCGCCCAGATCGCTGCTGTCGCCAGTTCGATGGAGGCCGGGGTGACAACGTCCCAGACAAATGATCCCTCTGTCGTGTCCACCCCGGCAGGGACGTTCCCCAGCATACGCTGAAGGATGACGTCCTGGGTCTGGTCCGCCAGGTATTCCGGTAGTGCGTCGCTCATGACATTGTCACCTCGCTTGAAATGGTCGCAGTCTCTGCCTTGACGCTCGTGATCTGGCAGGTGAAATAACAGGTAGCGCCGTCCCAGGCGAACGCGAAGGCGTCGACCTTGGCCGTCCTGGGGTCGACCATCAGGGTCTCCGTCAC